TTGTCTTAGGTGGTGGCGCAGGTGCTGCACCTACATCAACCTCTGCCGGTACTTCTGGGCAGGTTTTGACTTCAAATGGCTCAGGTTCACCCCCTACGTTTCAAACGGCTTCGGGTATTTCCACTGGTAAAAGTATCGCTATGGCGATGATTTTCGGGTTCTAAGGAATAGATCATGGCAAATCCAAATATTGTCAACGTCACAACGATCAACGGCAATACTGCGTATGTGACCCCTTCAACTACCAGCGTATCAACGTCATGGACTTGCGACGGTACGACTGCAATTACCGGCCTTACGCCCACAAGCTCTGGCAATGTGGTGAACCGAGTTACTCAAATTGTGGTCAGTAACACGACGGCAAGCGCGGCAAATGCTACGGTAGCGATTGCAAATAACGCTACGTTTGGTAGTGGTACGGCCTTCAACATTGCGTATCAGATCAGCGTTCCGGCTAACTCCACCCTGATTGTGGTTGACAAGACCACGAGCTTTTATGTAACGCAAAACCAGTCAGTTGGCGTCACTTCAGGCACTGCATCAGCTTTGACTTTTGTTGCCACGTTTGAAGCCATTACATCTACCTAAAGGCAACTGAGATGCCCATTCACGGTTACCCCGGTGGGGTCATTAGCGCCACTGCGCCTACAGTAAGTGCAGTCTCAGCTTCCGGCATTTGGACGTTACCCAAACAGCTCTATTACAACGCTCAAGGCGCTTGGCCCCCTGCTACCGTTGAATATTTGGTTGTTGCTGGCGGCGGAAGTGGTGGAGTAGACAATGCTGGTGGTGGCGGCGCTGGTGGCTTTCGTACTGGTACAGGTTTTTCTGTCACGGCTGGGACGACGTATACGATTACGGTAGGCGCTGGAGGCGCAGGAAATCCTGCTGCCGCAGATGGATTTGGGCTCAGAGGCAACAGCGGATCTGATTCTGTTTTCTCTACCATAACGTCTACAGGCGGCGGTGGTGGTGGTGGTTCTTCTAATTCCACCGGCTTGTCTGGCGGTTCCGGGGGAGGCGGCAGAACGGCGGCAGCTTCTTCTGATCCGTTAAATGGCGGTGCAGGTAACACCCCGTCTGTTTCTCCTTCTCAAGGCAACAACGGCGGCTCAGGATCTTATGGTCAACCATATGGCGGCTCCCCGGCATTTGCAGGAGGGGGCGGGGGTGGTGCAGGTGGTGTCGGTTCCGTTGGAACAACTTCAGCAGGGGGAGCAGGCGGCGCAGGGACGGCATCTTCAATTTCAGGTTCCTCTGTAACTTACGCAGGGGGCGGCGGGGGTGGGTCTAGAGGGCCGTATGCAGCTGGTGCTGGTGGCTCTGGCGGCGGTGGTGCAGGTGGTCAAAGTATGCCGGGACCAGCAACTTCTGGAACGGCAAACACGGGCGGTGGTGGTGGAGGTGGCGCGACAAGAGACGGAAGTCCTTATGATGCTGGTTCTAGCGGCTCCGGCGGCTCAGGCATCGTAATCGTTCGCTACTTAACATCTTCTGGCATTACCGCTATGGGCGGTGTCAAATCAACGAGTGGCAGCTATACCATCCATACCTTTTTGTCGTCTGGCACGTTTGAAGTGCTTGGCACAGGTTACAGCTACGTTTACCAAGAGTTCAAGGCTACTGGAACATGGACCGCACCGACGGGTGTTACTTCGATTAGCTACTTTGTGGTTGGCGGGGGTGGATCGGGAGCCACTTCAAACTCTTCCTCTAATCAGGAAGGTGCTGGCGGTGGTGGCGCAGGAGGACTTAGAACTGGGAATGGCTTGTCAGTTAGTGCAGGCACGACTTATACGATTACGGTAGGGGCTGGCGGAGCAGCAGTCAGCCCCAGTAATACGATTGGAAACGCTGGTTCAAATTCTTCAATTGGAGCACCTGCCTCAATTACTTCTGCCGGAGGTGGAGGAGGTGGAAATTCTGCCGTAAATGGTAATTCCGGAGGTTCCGGTGGCGGTGGAGGTGCTGGGGCACCTGGGGGTTCCGGAGGTGCTGGCAATACTCCTTCAGTGAGTCCGGCTCAAGGAAATAGTGGCGGAGCAGGCGCAAATGATAGTAGGGCTGGCGGGGGCGGCGGTGCGTCACAAGTTGGGTATGGGGGTTCTTCGGGCGCATCTCCGCCGTCGGCAACTGGGGGTGCTGGGGGTAACGGCGCAGCCATTTCCCTTTCTGGCTCTTCGGTAACTTATGCCGGGGGAGGTGGAGGCGGGGCTTTTGGAGGTCTTAGCGCAGGGGGTTCAGGTGGTGGAGGTGCTGGCGGGAGAGCCTCTCCTTCTACCGCAGGTACTGCGGGAACGGTAAATACAGGGGGCGGTGGTGGCGGAACAAGCTATACGGCTGCATCAGGTGGAGGCGGCTCCGGTATCGTAGGCATTGCATACCTCATGCCATCAGGTGGTGGCACAGCCATCTTTAATACGTCAGGAACGTGGACCGCTCCTCCGGGTGTAACGAGTGTGGATTACCTCGTTGTTGCTGGTGGGGGTGGTGGCGGATCGGCTGGCGGTGGTGGCGGCGCAGGTGGATTTAGAACAGGCACGGGATTTTCCGTAACTGCTGGAACAACTTATACGATTACAGTAGGCGCAGGGGGCTCAGGGGGCGGTGCTGGAGGAAATAGAGGCGGTAGTGGTACTGGAACCGTAGGAACATCTGGTTCCAATTCTGTTTTTTCGTCAATAACATCAACTGGTGGAGGCGCTGGCGCGTCTGAGGTTGGCGCTGGCGCTACTGGTGGATCAGGCGGTGGTGGCACTCATAGTTCTAGTAGTTATTCAACTGGTTATGCCGGAAATACCCCATCCACCTCTCCATCTCAAGGAAATGCAGGTGGCAACGGAAATAATGCTGCTGATCCTAATTCTGGTGGTGGAGGCGGCGGTGGTTCTAATTTAAGTCCTGCTGCAACCGGAGGAAATGGGAATACAACCGTTGGGGGCGCTGGCGGAGCAGGAACGGCTTCATCAATTAGCGGCTCATCTGTAACTTATGCCGGTGGAGGCGGCGGCGGTTTTCGTGGCTCTGGTACCGCTGGTTCCGGAGGCTCAGGCGGAGGCGGAAATGGTGCATCTTCAGCATTAACTGCGTCTTCTGGAACAGCTAATACAGGTGGCGGCGGTGGTGGTGGCGGTCACTTAAATAATCCGCAAAATCAAGGCGCTGGCGGTGCAGGCGGCTCCGGTATCGTAATTATTAAGTGGAGTTAAGATGGATTATCCCGGTGGCTTTATAACCAAGAATCCACCCACTCCAACGGGTGGGTTTACAGGCACGGCATCAGGCGTTTGGAAGTTGTCTACCGTGCTGAACTACGTCAAGGCAGGCACATGGCCGTTAGCCGGTGGCGTTACCGAAATCATCACATTTACTGGTTCGGCTACTTGGACCGCACCTGCAAACGTCACGTCGGTTGATTACTTAGTTGTTGCTGGCGGAGGTGGTGGTGGATTTAGTGCTGCTGGCGGTGGTGGAGCTGGAGGGTTTAGAACAGGCACTGGGCTTTCAGTAACCGCAGGAACAACATACACAATTACTGTCGGTAGTGGTGGTACAGGTTCTTCTTCGTCATCTACTAGAGGTAGTTCAGGATCAGATTCTATTTTTAGCACTATTACATCTACTGGTGGCGGTGGTGGTGGATCAATTGTTTCGGGGGGTCAGGGAACTGGATCTAACGGCGGTTCTGGAGGGGGAGGAGGCCACAATAGTGGTTCGGGCGGAAGTGGCAACACACCATCGGTTTCTCCAAGCCAAGGAAATAACGGAGGCAACGGTAATGGTGCTACCGGCGGAAATCCCGGATTAGGTGGCGGAGGCGGTGGTGCCGGTGCAGCAGGTGGCACTGCTGGAACTCCAAATGGTCCCGCCGGAGCAGGCGGCAACGGTACTTCGTCCTCAATCTCAGGCTCATCTGTAACCTACGCTGGTGGTGGAGGAGGCGCATTCAACGGGCCTAATACTGGACCGGGGGGCGCTGGTGGTTCTGGCGGGGGTGGCAAAGGTGGTGATACACCCTCTCCAAATCAGTCCGGTGTTTCGGGCACTGCAAATACTGGCGGTGGAGGAGGCGGTGGAGCAGATCCGTCACCATCATCTGGCGGCTCCGGCGGCTCAGGCATCGTCATCCTCAAATACACTCGTGGTGCCACAACAAGCCCTGCAATCTTCACAGGATCGTCCACATGGACTGCCCCGGCTGGCGTGACTTCGGTTAACTACCTCGTGGTTGGGGGTGGGGGTGGCGGAGGCGGAGCAAATGCCGGACAAAGGGGTGCCGGAGGTGGAGGTGCTGGTGGTTTTAGAACTGGCACAGGATTAAGTGTTACCGGGGGAACAAGCTATACGATTACCGTAGGTGCAGGTGGCCGAGGAGGAATTGCAGCCACGGGTAGTTCTGGAAGTAATTCTGTTTTTTCTACGATTACATCAGCCGGTGGAGGTGGCGGGGGAGGTTGGACAAGCAGTGCCAATACAGCCGCAGCCGCTGGAGGTAGTGGTGGCGGTGGCCCTGATGGTAATGGTGTGACATCTCCGGGCGGCGCTGGCAATACGCCTTCTGTAAACCCAAGCCAAGGTAGTAAAGGCGGTGATAATTTAGGAAATGGAAGCGGACAAGTCGGGGCCGGAGGGGGCGGGTCTTCTTCGGCTGGGGTTGATGTAGGCGGCACGCAGATTAATACAGGATCAAATGGCGGTTCTGGCACATCATCTTCGTATTCAGGCTCATCAGTAACTTATTCGGCTGGCGGAAAGGGCGGTGATCGCTCTCCCGGTACAAATGGAGCTGCTGGAACATCTAATACGGGGAATGGTGGAGAAGGTGCGGCAGGAGGCCCAGCACCAAATAATACTTCTGGTGGCGCAGGCGGTTCAGGTATCGTAATAATCACATGGAGCTAATTTATGCAAGAAAAGATCTATCGTATGGTTGGTATTGACACGGCAATGGAGTTGCTGCGTCCGGGTGCTAAATGGGAAATCTCAAACACGATGTTTACGAGATGGGAAGATCCACGACCATGCCCAACGATAGAAGAAGTTTTTGCAACGATTGACAAGATCCGTGCATTTGAAGATTCCATTCAGACCGTCTGGTTGCCTGAGCAATACGCTGCCATCAAAGGCCAAAATGACATGATCCAAAAGGCTATCAACGGATGAACATCCACAACCTATTTCCCATCCCAGTGGGGTTCTTTGACCTTGGCAGAGACCTGACCGAGGTCGAGCTTGCTTTCATTGAAGGCCAAGAAACCCGCAGCAATACGGGAAATCGCACCTCAATAAACAACAACATCCTTGAGACTGCTACGCTTGTGAATCTTAAGCAGTTTATGAATGAAAGCCTTCAGGTGTACTTCAAGGCCACCACAAACCCTAAGCACAATGCCGATCTACGCATGACGCAAAGCTGGTTGAACTACACCCAGCAAGGACAGTTTCACCACAAACATGCTCACCCCAATAGCTTTATCAGCGGCGTGTTTTATGCCAAGACCAATCCTGATGACCGTATCTATTTTTATCGCAGTGGTTGGCAGCAGATCAAATTACCAGCCGAGGACTTCAATCCGTATAACTCAGAGTCTTGGTGGTTTGAAGCAGTGACAGGGCGCTTGATTTTATTCCCCTCGTCATTGGAACATATGGTGCCGAATGTGCAGGGTAGTGATACCCGCATCAGTCTGTCTTTTAACACCTTCCCGATGGGTACGATTGGTGATGAGATGGAACTAACAGGCTTAAAAGTTGGTGTGTAATTTATAAGGAGTTTGTCATGGCACATTTTGCCGAGATCGATCAGTTTGGAAAAGTAAAGCGTGTCATTGTGGTTGATAACAAGGACACAGCAGATGCTCTGGGCGTTGAAAAAGAGCACATTGGCGCAGCCTTCTGCGAGAAGCTTTTTGGCGGTGTGTGGAAGCAAACGTCTTATAACGGCAACTTCCGAAAAAACTATGCTGGCATTGGCTACGACTGGGATGAAGCGCGTAACGCTTTTGTACCGCCCAAGCCTTTTAATTCATGGGTGCTTGATGAAAACACCTGCCAGTGGAAAGCACCGATCCCCATGCCTACTGACGGCAAGATGTATAGCTGGAATGAAGGCACTCAAGCTTGGGATGAAGTAGCACCGATGGCTGCTTAAAGGTGAGCGAAATGACCCTTAACCTACCCATTGACCTTGCCAATCAGATCATTGGCTACCTGGGCACCCGTCCGTACCAAGAAGTGTATCAACTGATTGACGGTATGAAAGAAGCCGCAAAGCCGCCGGTTACGGGTTTGCATGAGGTTCCACGGGAGCAAGAGGCTGCGTGATGAGTGATGACCTGGACAAGCGCTTATCGGTACATGAAGCGGTTTGCGCCCAACGCTACGAGAACATCGAGAAACGCCTCGGTGATGGAAGCAAGCGCATGCGTCACATTGAGTGGCTGCTTTACATCACGATTGCGGCGGTCCTGCTTGGTCCAGGTGTCGCGGCCATGTTCGTTAAAAAGCTCCTGGGCATATGATGGACGATAAAACCCACGAGTTGGCGGTTCTTAAGGCGCAAGCCAAGATCCGGCTTGAAGAACTTAAAGCGCAAGACTCGGCCAAAGAAGTAGCAGGAAAAGCCATTGGCGAAGATGGGCTGCTTTATATCTTCCTGATCGTGCTCGTGGGTGTCGGTGCATCGTTATTCCTTGAGGGCGAGAAGATCGCCGCTGTAATGGGCCTGCTAGGCGCTTCGTTGACAGCCTTGATCCAAATGCTTAATGGCATTGCTGGAACCGCGCCAAAGCAGGAAAAACCCGAGTTCGAGGTCATCAAGGACCTTATCACCCGTCTGGACAAGTTGGACCGTGCCGAGCCGCCTATGCAGGTTGATGTTGAAGGCAGCAAGGTAACAGTCAAGAAGGGTGCCGACATCGTAACTGCTAAGGGTAACCATGTTTGAACTACTTGGCGGCGGTCTCCTGGGCTCCATCTTCGGTGGCTTGTTTAGGCTTGCGCCGGAGGTATTGAAGTTCCTGGACAAGAAGAACGAGCGCCAGCACGAGTTATCCATGTTCCAACTCCAAACCGACCTCGAAAAAATGAGGGGCGAGTTCAAGATGGAGGAAAAGTATGTTGACTACAGCATTCAACAAATGGACAC